TTAATGAGTCCAGATAAGACCCCTTCTTCAAAAATTGCTTCTTTGATGCATTCTTTTATTAAAGGTTTTAAAACTTTCTTCAATTGATCTTTTTTCATTTTTTCCTCAGAATATCATTTAAAGCGCGATTAATTCTATCGGCTTTTGTAAAAATGTTTGGCTCTCTGTAAGATTTTCCTTCTTGTAAATTCATAAAGGCATTAGGGGTTGATGGATCAGACACGAAGTCAAAACAAATTAACTGAAAATCATCTTCCACTACAACGTTTCCGTTCATGCTTTCTCTTACAGACCCAAGGCCGCGAGAGGAAATTCCCAATTGGCAACCGCTCTCGACTAAGGATCTTAAAATTTGACCTGAAGGAGTTGCAAGAACTTTAACCGTTCCCATAACCTTTGGACCATCAGCCCAAATGTTGGTCACCATATGGGAAGCGTTTTTCAGATTGATTACTGAATCATCTGGATGATCAAGCTCTCCCAGTGCGCGTTTTTCCTTAACGAGTTTTTTGTATGTCTCCATTTCTCGCATTAATACTTTTTGGGGATATACACGGCCATTTCCATTTTGGGTATCTGCCTGTTGCATAAGCCCAGTCAGGTACATGGCACCGTTTTCTTTCATATCTCTTTTCTCTCCCTCGGTGAGGAGATCTTGGCATACGCCTCCCTCACATAGGGCATAATATTCTCTTAATAAAACTTTTGACATTTTTTATATCCTCTTAAAGTAGTCAACAACCATTCTTGCAGCGTCTTACGCCTCTTAGCATCCATCTTGTAAACATATCTAGCTCCTTTTAACATCGAGCTTGAGGCCCGAATCGGCAAAAATCATATTTAATATATATGATGTTCCAGAACTTATGCAACCGCAAACTATGAAGTTTATAATTGTAAGCTCAAATATAAATAGTTCTGTCCACGGATTAACGCCACATAAAAATACTCCAACCCAGAAGCCTACGCACATGGGACATGACCAAAAGTAGCCTCTTGGCCTAATCCTGTGAAATATTCTTCCGTAACAAAGTAATTGCGTCATGCCGTATGACGCAAGTATAAAATAAAGCAGCGACACTACTTCCTCTCTTTGTTTTCCAGCATATAACTCATCCAGTAAGCATTATATGTATAACCCGGCCTAATAGAACCCTTCTGTGATGCTTGAGGTACTTCGCCAAGCTCCGTAGAGTCTTCTTGTGTGGGATCTGTGAAATACATGTCTAGCATGTCTTCATAATCGTCAATATAGTTATAATATGGACGCTCTTCTTTTAGAAACTTGTATATACCGTAAATGGCATAGTCTACGGAGTTGATATTTTCGTCAAGTGGCTTAGGGATGGTGCCCTCTATGGAGCCATACACACTACCACCTCTAATAGACTCATATTCAATCACCCCTTTCCTCTTGAGAAATTCAAAAAGTCTGTTTTGGGCGTGATATACCATTTCTGAAAAATCATTTTTAGCAAAAGTGGCGATCTTACTCGCCTTTGGAAACACAACAATGTCCATTTCTTCATGATCAAAAATCATAATATTGCCATCAAGCGACTTTCTGGCTTGAAGCTCAAGGGTTATTGTCTTTTCAGTGTCACCCTCTACAATTTTAAGTGCGATGGGCATTACTGTAGCTCCTTAACAAGGCTCTGAATTCGTAGAACGTCGTGAACCAAATCATTATCAACTTTTCGCGTTGCAGTAGTTTTCAAAATTTCTAAAACTTGCCCCGTCTTTGAAGTCATGTCCACGTCTGATTTAATTTCTGCGTACTCCAAGGACTCGTTGACCTTTTGGAACAATCGAGGTATTTCTTCACTTAAGAAAGCTTTTAATTCCAAGCCATTATCGGAAAAAGATGTAACATAGCGACTTAAAAGATTTTTTTGCTCGTCTAAAAGAGAATTTGAATACTTTTCATTGAATTTTTTAACAAAAGTCTTGTATGTAAGATTATCAATTGGCTTCATAAGCTCTTTTTCAGATTTAGCTTCACAAGTCATATTTTCTATCATTTGTTTTTCAAGCAATACTCTGTTTTTTGTCTTAGTCTTTGGGTGAAATATCTGGAATACAGTGGCCAAAGACTTATAATTTGGAACGAAGGTGTTGAAAGCTTCCGGATTGATCTGTTTGTTGATTGTATCTACCAGATCTGTTTGTTCGGCGAACAACTCTCGATGGTTAATGGCCATTTTTTGAGTTCTAGCTTGAAAAATTATCTTTTCTGCTGTATACTGATCTACTTCTCTGGTTTCTAATACTGCCTTATACAAATCTAAATCTTTTGCTAAAAGAGTATTGCCCTTAAAGTTTTCTTTGACAATTTTGATAATGGAGGACTTCTTTTTAGTGTCTCCATCCACCATTGCTTTCGTAAGTTCTCTAATGATTACTTCATATAGAAAAGCCGTATTACGCTTCTTGTTGTGTTTCATTTTCATTTGTATGAATCTCCGCTTTTTCCAAGTCTGTTATTAGTTCTTTAACTTTAGCATTCGCTTCGAACAGAATCTGTTCTTCTTTATTATAAGTAGTCTGCTTTAGCTCATAAATACTTCCTCTAGAAAATGTCTTTAAAGTGTCCATTCCGGCTGGGATGCCAGTCTGGGTTGATGGTGGGACCACCGCTGCTAGTGCGTTCTTTTTTGAACCTGCTGATTCGCGGGAATCACCACCTCTTAATTTTTTGGATACGTACTTTTTTCCCTTTGCTTTTTTAGATTGGGAATTTTTAGTAGTTCTTCGATTACGATCATCTCTTTTGGCAGGTGCTGCCAACAAAGGCTCATCATCGGCGGGAGCGTCGTCTTCCATATCGATATCCACATCAATATCATCATCTCCGCCAACATCTAGATCAGTATCGAGATCTTCATCTGGTGCATCAATGTCTAGACCGCTTTCAGCATCTCCGCCAAATCCGGAGGCTGCTTGCTCTCCAGCTGCTTCTGCTGCAGCATTAAGCTCGGCTTCGTACTTACGATCTGAATACATTTCTCTCTGGTTTCTTACAAACTCTTCTTCAGATAGGTTGAAAATGTTTTGAGCAATCCATCTTCTTGAGAAAAAGTTCTCTGTTGCGCCACCAGCGATGTCAAACTTGGTTTTCCAATGTTCTAGTTCCTGCAATTCGGCAATTTTAGAGGGGTTATTCAGTCTCAATCTAAAACTAACAAGGTCATCACCCTTAAACCCTAGAGTATAAAGGTGAACAATACCAATTTTTTCAAGTTCTGAAACGACTGCTCGTTGGAGCCTCTGGATTGTTCTTGCAAATCTAACGTCTTTTTGTGCTAAAGATGTTTTGTCTTCTGATGCCTCATCACCACTTGATAAATAAGGGGCTGGAATCTTTAGAGCGGCAAACATTTTGTCTCTTAAATATTTCACATCGTCGATATCGCCTGTAAACTGGCCGCCAGCTAGGGTTTCAATCTTTGAAGATTCTCCACCGCGAATAGGGATAAAGTAATCTTCCTCAACTGATAATGGATTGTATCTTAAGTCTACGCGGCCTGTATTGGCATCCACAACTTGATTTCGCTTCATGGAAGTGATTGTTTTTTGAACAAATTGCTCAACATCATTAGGTGCAATATTGCCCACATCGATGTAAAAGACCCTTCTTTCAGAAGAACGAACAATCCTGTATGCCATCATTGCGTCTTCCATGAGAACCAACTGTCTCCAGATTCTACGGCCCGGATCTAATACCGAAGTTCCGTATGGAGAGTACTTGTCATTTCCCAGAATTCTAAAATGAGCTACTTGCCAATTTTCGAAAGTCATGCCAGCAGAGTTCCACTGGTATTGCACGTAGTTGGGATTGGTAGGATCTTCTCCCTCCATTCTTTCTACTTCTCGCAGAGGGACGGGGATGACCGATTTTACTCCAAATCTGTCATCAATATCCATATACAGGATAAAATCTCCAAACTTACACATAGAGCGGCACCAACCAAACAAGTTGTGATCGATGTTTAGAACGTTCTCGTATAGTGATTGGAGAACTGCTTTAATCTCTTCGTTGGGGCAATCAATGTGCATCATGGGAGAAAGCGCGGAGTGAGTCGTCATTTCATCGGCATAGATATCAAGTGCGGAGGCGATTTCCGGCATGTACTCCATCTGTTCGTAATCAATATATCTTTCGGCTCTGTTTTGTTGAGCCATAATTTTCGAATTCATTACATCAAAAGGAGAATATTCAGCTTTTTTAAATTGTTGCCCACTTGCAGATCTGAAGTCTGTAGCATATTTATCCAGAGCTGTTCGACGAATCTTTCGATTCATCTGTGTTCTCCAGTTTACAATAGGTCCAGAGAATAATCTGGTTAGTCTTCTATATAATTCAGATTGTGGGTTATTGGGGTTCTTTTTATTATCAGCCATTTTCTATCCTTTAATGAGCCATGAATATTTTTCATAATCTTGCTTTGCTTTAAACATTTTATCGTCTAGGGCTTCTTTCCTGTTATATCCCTGCATTCCGGGGATGGTTGTATTAACTTTTGTGTCAACTTTTATAATTGAATTTAAACATGCCTTTTTGTAATCTGCCTCTCTTTGATTCACGGTGAGTGCTGTGTCTCGGACCCAACATGCGATTGCTAACGCCATTGTTAAGTCGTCGTTGTATCCTCTCATCGCTTGAGGTTTGCCATTATGCCAAATAAAAGTTCGCAATTCATTCGAAAAACGAACCGATTGTACCTTAATTAGTTTGTTTCTGACGAATTCTTCTAATTTTGCGACGATTAATGGTCGTGTTTTAGAAGAAGTAGTAAAACCGGGCACTGCCGAATTATTATTCTCGGCTTGATAGCCGTCCACATACTCGTGAGATCCTTTAATAGAATAATATAAGTTAGGATATTGTAAGTCAATAAGCTTTTCTAGTACCGATATTCCAATACCGACGTTTTCTACCACTAAAAGACAATTACCAAATTCTTTTCCTGTCTGCATTAGAATATTTGAATACATATCCAAGTTAGGTTTGCCTTGATATTCAGCAACAACTTCCATAGTCTCTAATTTAATGATATGAAAGACAGAATAATCAGCTCCATCGCCACGGGCCACATCTGCCACCAACAAATATGAGCAGTCTGCCTGATATTGCTCCCATATCCATAAATTTCTATCAAAACCGGTACGATACTTTGGCTCACAAACTGTGCTTTCTATCCATCCAATATCATCGGGGTGAATAACGGACTCGCCTGATGTGTTAAAGTTACATTCAAGCTCTTGAGCTATTTCGCGACGGGACATATTCCGGGTTTCTTTATCAAACCACTGCTGATCCCTGTCGGGGTGAACGTCCCAAGGTAAATTAATGGGGTGAAAATCATTTGTTCCTTCAGCGGCTTCTGAATAGGTTTTGTGAAACCAGTTACCCACACCATTAGGTGTACTCAAGGCAATAACTCGACCACCAGTAGAAATTGTAGGATACAGACCGGCCCATAATTCATCCAAGTTTTCAACATGGGCGGCTTCGTCAATCACTAAAAGAGAAAGAGCCTCTGAACGACCGGCATCGCCAGAAGTTGAAGCTGCTTGGATTTGGGAACCATTAGAAAGTTCAAAAGAAGACCTATTATCAATAGATATTTCAGAAATCACAATCCATTCTGGCAAGTTTTTCATAATGGCTTTAACTTTTTTAACTAAGTTAGAGGCAGTTTTGAACTTTGTTGCCATAACAAGAATATTTTTATCACGATGAAAAAGCATCAACCACACGACGTAGGCGGCTGCAATGGTGGAGATACCAAGCTGTCGTGCTTTGAGGATGACGTTGAAGCGATAATCGTTAAAATCCTGCACCAGATCAGCCTGATAAGGATATGTCTTGAAGGGAATCAAGCCATCAATGGGGTGAGATATTCTTGCGTAGTTGTCGATGAAATAGACCGGATCTTTGCCGCATTTCAATATTTCAGCTACTATCTCTTTTTTGGATAGTGTATAAGACATTCAATCCTCTATTTGAAGGATCCTTCTTTCAAAAATTTCTGATATTTGACATCCATAGGGTTTGTAATGCCTTCTCCCAAAGTTTCGACACCAGTCATACCACCGATTTTATATAATTTGTGGCAAGTAACGAAGGTTCTAACTCTAGATGTATGTTGCACTAAGCACTTTGCTTCGCCTTCTGGAGTCAAAGACAAGCTGCTCCCCATGAGTACTTTAAATTCTTTCTTAAGGAAATCTGCAATTGCTTGCAAGCGTCTTTCACACTCCTCTTCAAAGCCATTGGCATAGACATCTTTCAAAAAGATGTTGGCTTCATAATTGATCTGAAGCATGTCTCCAATAATTTTCACTCCGAAGCCATCGGATACGCGGCTGTCAATAATCGGGCAACCTTCTTCTCGACTTAGGCCGATTTCTTTAGTGTCGCCAGTTACAAACTTCTCGCTATGTGCGCCGTCATAAGCGTTAGCTGCTGCCTGTTGGATTCCTTGAATAATTTCTAGTGTTGTAGCCATTTATTTTTCCTCTTCGGGTCGCCATCCGGTTTTCCACCGGGCCTCTCGGCCATCGACCCATTGTATGTAGCATTTAAAGCAACAATCAAACTTTGCCATG